CTGCGAAAAAATGTCTTGCGCAACGCAAAAATCCCTCGCTGCCGGTCACATCATGAGTTTTCAGATACACCCTAGCCTTGCGATGGGAGGACTTGGACGTTCAGAACCGCACGTTGTCCATCAACAAAAGTGTCGCACGACAGAACGGAAAACTGGTCATCAGCACACCGAAAACGCCAAATTCCATCCGAAACGCGATCTGAAGCGAGAAAGCAAAGCGGCGGCTGCAACTTGCAGCCGCCGCTAAAATGTTCAAAATATTCCTGAAACAAGCAGTTGATTTTTCAGGGCTGTCACGCTCGGCTGGTCGAGTGGATTTGTACTGCAAAAATACGTTTGAAGCAGGGGAGGAGAGAAACACACTTTTTTCAGAGAAAATTCGGTCAGACCAGAAAAACGGCGTGCGGAACCTGCACCGCTGGAATCAGATGTCAGCTTTTCAGCAGCGAAAGCAGTTCCTCAGAAGACATATTCAAGATCCCGGCCTCCTCGCAGCCGGATATCGTATCAAGAAGTGCAAGCTTCCGGTTCTGAAGCTCCAGAATTCTTTCTTCGATGGTGTCCTTTGCAATCAGCTTATAGACCTGCACGTGTGCCTGCTGGCCGATGCGGTGGGCACGGTCCGTCGCCTGATCCTGCGCCGCCTGGTTCCACCAGGGGTCAAAGTGGATCACAATGTCGGCTGCCGTCAGATTCAGACCCGTTCCGCCTGCTTTCAGAGAGATCAGAAAAACCGAGGCGCTGCCTGCGTTGAATGCTTTGACCATTGCAGCCCGTTTTTCCTTGGGCGTCGAGCCCTGAAGCGTGAAATTCGAAATATGCAGCGCGTCCAGCCGCTCACGCAGCCGATCAAGCATGGAGGTGAACTGAGAAAACAGCAGGATCTGATGACCGTTTTCCGCCATCGCCTCGCACAATTCCACGCAGGCGTCCAGCTTGCTCGTTGGACCTTCATAATTTTCAAAGCAGAGCCCCGGATCGCAGCATACCTGCCGCAGCCGGGTCAGCGCGGCGAGAATTTGCAGTTTGCCCTGCTCGTCGCCGAGATCTGCAACGGCGGCCTGCACACAGGCATAATAGAGCTTCTGCTCATCCTCAGACAGAGAGATCTTTCGGACATATTCTTCCTTGGGCGGAAGTTCCTTGAGGACATCTTTTTTCAGCCTGCGCAGCAGAAACGGCTGTACCAGCCGCCGCAGTTGGGAAAGCGCGTCCGGATTTTTGGATTTGAGGATCGGCTTTTCCAGCTTTTCGCGGAACGCATGGTTTGTGTAGAGATACCCGGGCATGAGAAAATCGAACAGATTCCAGAGCTCGCTGAGCCGGTTTTCAATCGGCGTTCCCGTCAGGACAAACCGCTGCCGGCACGAAAGGCGCTTGACGGCCTTGGACGCGAGCGCTGCGGCGTTTTTGATGTGCTGGGCTTCGTCGAGCACGCAGCAGTAAAATTGCAGCTTCGCATATGCTTCAATGTCCTGCCTGACAAGCTCATAGGACGTGACCCACACGTCGCATTCTGCGCCCGCAGCACGAAGGCGTTCACGCTCTGCAGCGTTTCCCAGAATCAGCTGATAGCGCAGCTGCGGGGAAAATTTTTGCAGCTCGTCTCCCCAGTTGTAGATCAGTGAGGCCGGACATATAACGAGATTTGGTACACCGGTGGTCTTTTGGGGGACGGTTGCTAAAAACGCAATCATCTGAAGGGTCTTTCCAAGTCCCATTTCATCCGCGAGAATTCCGCCGAAACCGTATCCCTCCAGTGTTTTGAGCCATTGATAGCCGATCTGCTGATAGGATCGAAGCTGTGCGTTCAGCCCCGATGGCAGGGCGTAGTCACTCTCGGAGAGTGTCTTGAAATTGCGGATCATGCTGCGCAGCTGGCTGTCGCGGCTGACCTGTATGCCGTCGCTTCTGGACAGCAGCTCGTCGAGATAGAGAGCGCGATACGCCGGAAGCGTCGCTTTGCCGCGGGCAAGCTCCCGACCAGTGAGCTGGAGCATCTGCGCCATTTCCGCAAGCTTTTCACACGACGAGCCGTTCAACTCCAGATACCGGCCGTCCGGAAGGCGGTGATATTTTCTGCGCAGCAGCATACTCCGGTAAAGCTCCGAAAGCTCCTCGGGCGGATAGCCGCCGGTGTCCAGCGTCAGTGTCAGAAGGCCGTCGGAAACGGAAAGGCCGACGCTGGTCGGTGCGGGCTGGAGACGCTTGCGGTTCAGGCGGTCACTGAAATAGACCTCGCCTCTGCGGCGGAAAGTGTCGATCGAACCGGTGAGAAAATCATAGGCCGCGTCCTCGCCCTGTAAAACGAACTGCTGTCCCTGCTGCTGAAAATAGCGCCGGACGAACAGCAGCGCGGCATTCTCTTCTTTTTTGTTTCGCCGCACACCGTCTGGCTCGGAGCTGTCGTCGAAAGCGATCGAATGGGTGTCGTACCGGAAGACCGGCTTGACAAGCAGCGTGTCCTGTTCCATATCAAAATAGAAGCAGACCGTGCAGGAATCGGGGATGTAGTTTTGTAAAAGATTCTGCGGATCTTCGATCTCGACCTGTCCGTCGAGCGCCGGCAGCACGCAGCCGCAGAAGGTCGGAAGATCCTTCCGCGCCAGATACATGGTCTGCTGCTTTGCTTCGAGCAGCGGGTAGATCTTTTCCCGAAACTCGCCCGAGCAGCGTAGAAGCTTGCCGCCGCCGAGCGCGTATAAGCTCCGGTAGCTGCCGAAAAAGCGGTAGGGGCAGGGCGTCTGGACCGTCAGCCATGCACCGCCGCCTTCTTCCGCAATTTGCAGACGAACCTGCGGGTCGGCCTGCGTGAGCGTGAGCGGCTCGGAGCCTGCGCAGTCTACCGGTGCGTCCGACAAAAGTTCAAACCACCGATCAAAGGAATCGCCGGTCAGCGTGATCTCGTTTTTTCGATAATCCGGAGGCTCGTAGCCCATATAGTAGGAAGAAGAACCGAGTGCGCGATACCTGCCGTATTCGTTCATCAAAAGCCGGATCATGGCCTGCGCCTTCGGTTCAAACAGTTCGAGGTTATGCTCCAGCGTCAGTCCTTTTCCGTAGACGACTGTCCGGCGCTGGCTTACATTGTCCAGAAACTCCCGGATATTCTGCACGCTGTACAGCCGGTCGTATCCGACGCGCAGAGAAAATGAGGGATAGTAGCAGCCATATTCCGTGCGCATCACTGCGGTCAGACGGGCAGGCTGCTGGGAAGGCTCAATCGATTCCTGCGTAATTTGCAGATAGCGCTGAAGCATCCACCGTGCACACGAGTCGCTGCCGGGCACAGACTCGTGCGGCGGCTCGCCTATATAGGCGATCATGGCGGCGGCAAGGTGCTTGCAGCGGCCAACGTCGGCGTAACGCGGGCAGGTGCAACTGATGCGCAGCCGTCCTTCTGCCATTTCGGTGAAGCGCACCGTATATCGTTTGCTGCCGCGGACAGTGCAGCTGACATTCGTTTCTGGGCCGGCTTTCGTACACTGCATATCCGTAACCCGCCCCTTCCGGTAATATTCCATCCCGCGTTCAAAATCGGTGGCGGTAAACAATGATTTCACCTGATTCAGATCCATCCGGAAACTCCATTCTGCAAGATTGATACCGTGCAAGCGGAAAAACGCCCGGTTTCCGCCGCATTCGCGTCTTTTCGTTCAGCATAACAGAGAACCACGGGAAAATCCATAGGCAACACACCGCAAGCGGGCATGAATTGTCCACCTGAAGCTGGAATTTGATTTATATCGTTCAAGAAAATTTTTTGGGAAACCCTTTGGGCAATTTGATTTTTTCTACTCAGATTTGTGAAATGGGGGTATCCCCAATTTGGGGGACACCCCCGTTCTGGTGGGACCTGCGCAATTTTGAGCAGATCTCCTTCGTACGTTTTTCGTATGAAGGCAAAGCAACCGTAAATTGGACAGCAAAAGAGGCGTTTCCTCACTTTTGAGGATACCTCCCCAGAATTGGGGAGATGTGCTCAATTTCGAGCGAAAGTTTTTTCAGATGTGTCCAAAACTGGACAGACCCCTGCGGCGAATCTGACGCACCCTGTTTCATGGCTG